AGAGCGCCAACGTCCTTCAGCAGCAGTACCCTTCTCAGATGCCTTCTGGCGCTGGCAACAAGGATGTGGACTGGCCGTTCTTGCCGGTTCCGTCTCTTGGCCCCATCGAGCAACAACCCAACGGTCAGCTTCTCTTCCTCTAACATGGCTATTCAAAATCTCGATAACGTCGACAGCATCAGCCCCTCGACGTTGTTTGCTGTCAACCAGAACGGGCTCGATTATAACTGCACCGCAGCGGTGGTGGCTGACTTCATTGAACAGAACGTCACGGTCAACGATGGCAAGGTCATCCAGTACTCCTCGCCGATTAGCGGCTCGACGGTCGCAATCAGCGGCACGAACAACAGCGTGTGGTTGGTGCTTACCCCCATTAGCACAGTGGCCTCGCTGACGATCCTGCTCCCTGAGGTATCGGGCTGCGTTGCCAACCAAGAGATTCTCGTGAACACGACGCAGACCATCACCGCGCTCACGGTGAACCTGAACGGTGCTGTGGGCGGCGGCGTTCCGACGACTCTCGCGGCAAATGGTTTCTTCACACTCCGGTTCGAGCCGGTCATCCAAAAATGGTATCGCGTAGGCTAATATGACACTCCCATTCAATCCCTCTTACGGCAGCGGACAAACCCAGTCAGCAACTGGAACTTCCGCCCAGTACAGCATCCGCTCTGGCACCCGCAGCATTTGCGTGACCAATACCGGCGCAACCAATCCGGTGTTTGTCCGCATCGGGCAGGGCACGATTACCGCAACGACCGCTGACTACATCGTCATGCCGAGCAGCCAAGTGTCCCTTGGCAAGTTCGAGGATGATAACGTCATTGCAATCATCTCGCCTTCCGGAACGACGGTTAACTTCATCTGCGGCGCTGGCCTGTGATTCGTTACCTCTCAAGACGACGCTCGAAGACGCCTGCGGGGCCCACGGTGACCCCGCCAGGGCCTCCTCCCGCTGCGTCGTTCTACCTGCGCCCTGGTGGCGGAACGAACTACTATCGCCGGCCAGGCGGCGTTGACCGGTACATCAGACCCTAAAGCATATGCCTGACATTACAGTATCCTCTGACATCGACTCCTTCATGCAGTCTGCCAACCGGCAGGCTGCAATGGACAATCTTGCGGGCGCAACGACTTCCGGCCAGTACCTTCGCGGGAATGGCACCGACGTGGTGATGAGCGCAATCCAAGCTGCTGACGTTCCAACGCTGAACCAGAACACCACCGGTACAGCATCGAACGTAACCGGAACGGTCTTGGAAGCCAACGGCGGCACAGGAGAAACCACCTACTCCAATGGGCAGCTGCTCATCGGCAACACCGCAGGCGGGCTTACAAAGGCTACGCTGACGGCTGGGAGCAATGTCACCATCACGAACGGGGATGGAGCTATCACGATTGCATCTTCTGGCGGCAGTGCAACCCCGACCGACGTGCAGGTGTTCACTTCCAGCGGAACGTGGACGAAGCCAGCAGGGGCTGTGTCAGTTGATGTATTTGTAATTTCTGCTGGCGGCGGCGGAGCATCTGGTCGCAAAGGCGGCGCAGGTAGTACTGCACCTGGAGGTGGAGGCGGAGGTGGGGGCTCGTATTCTGCTCGCACATTTAGTGCAACTCTACTTGGTGCAACTGAAACTGTAACAGTAGGAGCAAAAGGACTAGGTGGAGCGTCTGTTACTGTAAATGCTACTAATGGTAATGCTGGAACAGCGGGCACAAATTCATCGTTTGGGGGTTGGGTGATTGTGCAGGGCGGAGGCGGAGCTGGAATCGTGACAACGGCATCGGGGCCAGCGGGAGCATCTGCCTCTGCTAGAGCGATGTTTCAAGGTGGTAATGGAGGAACTGGAGGAACTGGAGCAGGTGCTGGAGGAAACAATACTACAGTTGGTTGTCCTGGTGGCGGATCTGGAGGAGGTTTGGCAGCAGCTACTCCAACAGCTGCAAATGGTGGAGTTGGTGGAGTTGCCTTAGGCACGTTCGCATCTGGAGGTCAAGCGACTGGTGGATTGGCTGGCGGAGGAAACGGTGGAACTGGCTCAAACTCGTTTGTTAATACTGCAATCGCAGGTAGCGCAGGGGCAGGTGGAGGCTCGTCAATCACTGCTGGCGTTAATGGTGGGAACGGTGGCAATGGAGGTTTTTATGGTGCAGCCGGCGGTGGCGGCGGAGCAGGACTTGATTCCACAAACAATTCTGGCGCTGGCGGTGATGGAGCGGATGGAATCGTAATTGTTACAACTTACTTCTAATCATGCGATACGCTATTGTTGATGATTTAACCAAGATTGTTCAGGGTGTCATCATTTGGGACGGCACAAGTCCGTACACGCCTCCTGCTGGCACTACGCTAGTCAACGTAGACGGGATTCCTTGTGGTCCCGGCTGGATTCAACAGCCAGACGGCTCATTCCTGCCTCCTCCTGAAGAGTCCAATGGCTAAGAAACAAGTCAACCTCTCGGTCTCTCGCGGCGAGAAGCTCCCAGTGTCACAAGGCGCTGGGCTCACCGCGAAAGGCCGCGCAAAGTACAACCGCGCCACAGGCTCGAATCTGAAGGCTCCAGCACCCAACCCCAAGACGAAGGCAGACGAGGGCCGCAAGGCGTCGTTCTGTGCGCGTATGAGCGGGATGCCTGGGCCCATGAAAGACGAGAAAGGTCGCCCCACGCGTAAAGCTGCTTCACTCAAACGCTGGAACTGCAAATGAAAAAAGGACTCTACGCCAACATCCACGCCAAACGCGAACGCATCGAAGCCGGTAGCAAAGAGCGTATGCGCAAGCCAGGTTCCAAGGGCGCCCCGACCGCTGCTGCGTTTAAGGCTTCTGCCAAGACCGCCAAGAAGAAGTAATGCAAGTCCCACTCCTCAGCGGTATCTACACGGACGGAGCCGGCGACTTTCGCCGCAGCTACCCGCGCAACTTGGTGCCGGTCGTTCAGCCATCTGGCTTGAGCGATGGCTACCTGAGACCGGCTGACGGGATTAAGCAGTTCGCGGTAGGCCCTGGGCTCGACCGTGGCGGTATTGAGTGGAACAACGTGCTCTACCGCGTGATGGGCACGAAGCTCGTCTCGGTGAGCTCGCTGGGGAACGTGGTGGTGCTCGCAGACGTGGGCGGCAGTGGTCAAGTGACCTTTGACTACTCAGAGACGCTTCTGGCGATTCTCTCCAGCGGAACGCTGTACTACTGGGACGGCTCTGCGCTCACAAGCCTCACGCCTGACCCGTCAATGGGGCCAATCACGGACTTCTGCTGGGTGGATGGCTACTTCTTTCTGACGGACGGGTTTTTCATCGCTACGACGAACTTGGTCAACCCAACCATCGTTCAGGCCAAGGCGACATCCGAAGCCGATCCGGACCCCATCATCTCGATTCAGAAGTTCCGGAACGAGGTCTATGCGATTAACCGACATACCATTGAGCTCTTCAACAACGTCGGTGGAGACATCCTATCCTTCCCGTTCGCTCGCATCGAAGGAGCCCAGATTCAACGGGGTGGAATTGGAACGTACTCCTGCTGCGTATATCTGGATTCTGTGGCTTTCGTCGGAGGCGGACGCAACGAGGCGCCCTCGGTATGGCTGGCGTCCGGAGCCAACACCGTCAAAATCGCTACACGGGAGATTGACCAGATTCTGGCAACTTACTCTGAAGCTGCTCTGGCTACGACTATCTGTGAAACACGTCTGTACAACGGACTTAACCACCTCTACATCCACCTTCCGGACCACACGCTAGTCTACGACGGCGCGATCTCGCAGGTCGCCGGCCAAGCCATCTGGTTCACGCTGGCTGACGGTCTCTACGGCAACAGCAGCTACCGCGCACGCAACTTTGTGTACGCTTACGACAAGTGGATTTGTGGGGACACCTCAGCGCCAAATCTTGGCTACGCGGTTCAAGACATCTCCTCGCTTTGGGGCGAGCGCGTCGGCTGGCAGTTCGAGACGCAAATCTTCTACAACGAAGGCAAGGGCGCCATCTTCCACGAACTGGAGCTCGTCGCCCTGCCTGGGCGCGTTGCCATCGGCATCAACCCGACCATCTTCGCGAGCTACTCGACTGATGGCGTCACCTACTCGCAACAGCGCGGCATCCTCGCCGGCAAGACTGGAGACCGCAACAAGCGCCTGACATGGATGCGCAACGGTCGCATGGCAGACTGGAGAACGTATCGCTTTCGCGGGACGAGCGACGCGCACTTGTCAATGGCCCGCTTGGAGGCGCGGCTTGAGCCGCTTGTGTGGTAAATGGCGAACTCCATCAAGCCAAACCGGAATGACCTTTCCAAGTTCTTGCCCGACCAGCGCCTCATCCGCGCCTTCGAGCAACTCTTCGAGTACGTCCCAGCCGGCATCGACGCCAACACCATTGACTCGTATAACTCTCAGACGTCTGCACAGCAGGCGCTTGACACGGTTGAAGCCCTTCGCAGCGTCATCGAGCTCGCTTCTACAGCGCCTTCTCAGCAGGCTAACCAGATTGCTGAGCTAGCCCAGCAGGTAGCCCTGCTATCGCAGGCGCCACCGGTAGAGCAGAAGAAGTCGCCCAGATACGGCACCTTCTACGACACCACAACGCAGACCGCAGCGGCCATAAACACGGCGTACGGCGTCACGTTCAACTCGACTGACCTCAGCTTCGGCGTGAGCATTGGGACGCCGGCAAGCCGCATCTACGTTGATTCTGAGGGCATCTACAATTTCCAGTTCTCCATGCAGCTAGACAAGACCGCTGGAGGCGTTGGTCTGTTCTACTTGTGGGCGCGAATCAACGGCGTTGACCAAGCCAACTCGGCCACCCAAATCCGCATTCAGGGCAACAACGCAGAAAGTGTTGCGGCATGGAACTTCGTGTATAGAATGAACGCGGGAGATTACTTTGAGCTCATGTGGTCCGTGGACACCGTGGACATCGAGATCAAAGCTTTTACCGCAGCCCCACCGGTGCCTGACATTCCGTCGGTCATTTTAAGCGTCACCAACAACATCTCCTGACATGGCTGTAACCGTCAAAAACATCATCCCGCCCAAGCAGGCTGAGGCTGTCGCGACATCCCAGTATCAAGCGGTGAACTGCAAGTGCATCATCGACAAGTTCACGGTGACCAACACGGCGGCTGCGAACGTGTCCATCTCAGTGAACCTGATTACGCCATCGGGTTCTGTTGCTGCCAGCAACCGCATCTTGTCCTCAAAGGTCGTCGTACCGAATGAGACCTACACCTGCCCAGAGCTTGTCGGGCAGGTTCTTGAGTCCGGTGGAATCATCTCAACGACCGCCAGCGCAGCGACCTCGCTTACTATCATGGCTTCTGGGAGGGAAGTGACCTAGAGATGGAGTTTCAGCGTGAAATCTTTACCGAGCAACTTGGCAATGAAGCAGAAGAACTCATTGGGATTCATCACGCGGAAGTTTCTGGCGAAATTGCAGATCTTCCTGCAAGGGTTCCATACGATAAGTATGGGGCTTTCGAGCAACTTGGACTGCTCCGTGTTTTCACTGCGCGACATGAGTCAAGGTTGGTTGGATACAACGTATTCGCGTTCGTCGAACATCATCAACACGGTGTCAACTTTGCGTCCCACGACACCTTGTTTCTTCACAAGGACTTCAGAAAAGGAACAACGGGCATCAAGTTTCTTAAGTGGTGTGACGAACAGCTTAAGAACGATGGTGCGCTTTTTGTTACACAACACTCATCGGCATCCCTTAATCTTGAGAAGCTTCTTCTAAGGATGGGATATAAACTTGCAGAGAAGATTTACCTTAAAAGACTTTAATTTATGGGATTAGATCCTGTTTCATGGGCTGTTCTTGGAGCAGCGGCTATTGGCGGCAGCGCATCTGTATACTCTGGAAGACAGGCTTCAAAGGGGGCAAGAGCTGCTGCGGAAGCGCAGCAGAAAGGATACAGTGCTGCTCAACGTGAACAGGCGCGTCAGTTTGATGTAATGCGGCAAATACTTGCCCCTTACATTTCTGCTGGGCGTCCTGATTTAACGCAGCCGTATATTGCGGCAGGTCCAGGCGCTATTCAGCAGATGCAGCGCCTTGTTGGCCTTGGGGGAGAAGGGGCGCGTCAACAGGCTTTGCTAAATGTCTACAAGCAACCTGAGTACACACAGCTTTCTGACATTACTGACAAGAACATCAAAGAGTACGAAAGGAATAGAGAGCGTGAGCTTGCGGCTCTAAAGAAATCAACCGAGTACAGAAATCCGACTCTTGCAGAGGGACAAAAGGGAAAAACAGCAATCAAGCAAGCCCGTGAAGACCTGATTGCCAAGTTTCAGTTAGCTACCGACAAAGGTATTCGAGACATAGAGACAGAAGGGTACAATCAGCAACAGGCGCTGTTTAAGCCGATTCTTGAGGACAAGCAGTACGAGCAAATGGGCATGGAGCAGCAGCGCCAAGCCATCCAGCAAATCGAGCAGGGGCCACTGTTCCAAGAGCTCGCTCGTCAAGGCGAGGCTGCTCTGCTTGCGAACGCCTCTGCCACCGGTAGGCGAGGCGCCGAGGACACGCAGAGTGCGCTTGCACGGTATCGTCCACAGCTTCTGAACCAACTCATTGACCAGACATACGCCCGTCTTGGCGGTCTTACCAATGTGGGGCAAACCGCTGCTCAGAATCTTCTTAATGTTGGACAGGCATCAGCGGCAGGTGTTGGCGCTGGCGCTCTTCAATCAGGGAATGCAATGGCTAATCTGATGGTTGGACAGGCAGGTGCGCAGGCAGCCGGCATACAAGGAGCTGCCGCAGGGCAGGCTGCCGGTATAAGTGGATTTGGCAACGCAATCAGCGGCGGTCTTCAGAACTATGCGCTCCTGAACGCTCTTGGGACTGGTGGTGGCGGTTTAGGGTATGAATCGTTTGCTGGGTCTGGAGATTGGGCGGCAGGACAAGGGGCGCAGGCAGGATTTATGTCCACAAACTTGTAACATTATGGCCGAGTTCAACTACACCATCCCAATTCCTCAGCCAAACACCAATATGTTTGGCGGCGGGTTCTTTCAAGGCTTGCAAGCCATCGAGGGCATCAGGTCCGCACGCGCACAGCAGGCCCTCGAGCAACAACTGGCTCCGCTTCGATTGCAGCAGGCCGAGCTTGGCGTGCAGTCTCAGCGCCAACAGATGGAACTTAGCGCGGCAGCGGCGTCCCGAGAAAAAGCAAGGTTTGGAGAGTTCACAAAACAACAGGAGGCAGACAGGAATCTTGCGATTGCAATCTCTGAAGGCAAAAGCCCAGCAGAAATTGCAAAGCTGATGCCATATGCAAGCCCTGGGTTTGTGGCAAAGTTTCCAGAAGTTGCTCAGGCAAACATGGCATCAAGGGTAGGCCCAATCATTCAGCAAGGTGGCCCTAAGTCTCAAGAAGACATTCAGGCAATGAAGGATGCCATGACGACGTCCTTGATGCTTTCGCCTGAGCGATCACAAATGTTCCAGAAAGCGTTTGCCGCTTCCTCTGATCCAACCAAAACCAACTTCGTAAAAGAAGTTCTGGGCATTGGGTCTGCTGGTCTTAAAGGAGACAACCAGACTGCACTCAAGAAGCTTGAGGACTACGCAACTGCATTGTCTGGAAATCCTCAGACACAAGAGTTAGGCGGTATGCTTCAAGAGAAGCTAAAAGATGCGAAGAATGCTGATAAGCAAGGTCTTCTCGATAAAACATCTTGGTTTCTTGACATCGAATCTTTAGCAAACTCGGTAGACCCACAAGCTGCCAAGCAGTTCCGTGAATTGGCAGATAGTGCGTTCAAGTTTAGTGAGTCTGAACAAAAGAGCGCTGAGAGAAAGCAGAAGATGGCTGGAGGAGTGGACGTTAAAGAACTTCCAATGGGTCTTCAGAAGATTGTGAATGAAGGCGCTGACAACTCAGCGACATTTGCTGATTTATCTGACAAGGCCAACTCAATCGCAAAATCCCTTGAAAACTTACGCCAAAGACTTGGCGGTGGATTAGGGGCGAGAATCAAGGAGGGCGCAAAGGGTATATTTGGAACGCAAGATGATGTTTCTGCTGCAATACAAGCAACACAGGCGTTAGTTAAAGAAGATGCGCTTGCAAGATTTAAGAAGGTTACTTCTGGAGCCATTTCGGATCGAGAAACAAGGACAGCACTTGAATCCGTTCCAAGTGTATACGGAGACCCAAACAAGCTCATCGAATACCTAACTGCCCTGTCAAATGGAGCCGCAAGGGCGTCGAAATACGAAGAAGCAAAATCGGACTGGATATCAAAGTTCGGAACACTTGGTGTTGCAAAGCAGGAAGCGTCAATCGGTGACCTGAATGTGAATAAAGGCGAGACCTTCTCTGAGTTCAGGAAACGACTTGCTGCTGATTTGGGTAAGAAGAAGTTCTACGGTGCAGACTCCATTGATGCGCAGAATGACGCAGAGCGAGCCAGAGCTTCAAGGGAGGTTCAGAAAGGGCCTCCTCCTGATTTTGGAAAGCCTGGCAAAATGCAGGAAATCAACGGGATAAAATTTCAAATTGTTGAATAATGCCAACTTACCGTATCGAGATTAACGGGAACAAGGTTGACGTTCAGGCCAACTCTCCTGAAGAGATTCCAAGCATTTACGAAAAACTTAAGGACGTTGTTCCTCAAAAACAACCAACTCAAGGTGCTGAGTCGCCTTTCGAGCAACCCCCAGGGGAGCTTCAACCGCAGCCGTTCATGGGCAGGCAGGCCCGTGAAGAAGCCAGCCTTAACCGAGGTGTACCACCGGAACTCATCGCTGAACTCAGGCAGGCTCAGACCGGTGAGGCTCCTACTCAGGCTGAGGTCGCCGCATTCAAGGAATCGGCAAAAACAAGGTCAACAAGGGACTACTTCAACCAACTCGTCTCTCAGGGCGCCATCGACCTAAACTCATCCTTCGACCCGCAGCAGTCACCGACGCTTGCCGGCGCGTGGGAGAAGTACAAGCAGGAGATGAAGCCTTCCTTTTTTGGAGCAATGGCGCGTGGAGCCGAAGAGCAGGTAATCCCTGCACTCGGTGGTATGGCTGGAGCTTTTGTTGGTTCGCCTTTGGGGCTTGCTGGCAGCATTCCTGGAAGTATCGCTGGTGCAGTAGGTGCCGCAGAACTTCAGCAAGAAATCTTCCCGCCAACCGAAGCGGAGTTGGCTCAGCGCCGGTTCGATGAGGCAGTAACCGGCGCCAGTATAGGAAGAACCATTGGGAGTTTTGTGCCGTCACTGGCCACTGGTTACCCGTCACCTTCGCGCATTGCAGGGATTGCTGGACGTGGATCGCCAGCCGCTGTTACAGCGGCGCGTAAAGAGGCGTTGATAGAAGGCGCTGCCAACGCTGGAGCGACGTTTGCAGCAACATACGCAACTCAGGGCAGAATGCCGACACCGCAGGAGATAGCAGAAGGCGCTATCATGGGTGCTATCACGCGCCCAACGAAGTTTGGGACGGCAATGATGATGCCGCGCAAACAACGCACCGAGCTTGCTGGAAGAAGAAGCGCCGAGCAAACGATGCAGGAGTTTGCTGGCGGCAAAAAACCAGCGGAACTGGCCGCGACTGCAATCGAGAAGGGTATCCCAACGTCCCCAGGGGCGACGTTCTTCGCCGGTGAGATTTCAGGCAACGAAGGGCTGCTTGGGTTGCAGGAAGCCTTGGCAACAACGAATGCTGGACTGCGCAGCATCCGCCAGCAAACACGCGAAGCGGTTGCTTCTGATTTGGGCGCAACGCTCCAGCCGCAGGGAGGCGCCGGTATTGAGGCTGCTCAAGGCGTTATCCAAGCCAAACACGACAAGCTTATCAGAGCTGCTGAAGCCGCCAGAGACAGCGCGATTGAAAAAGGCAACCGCGAAGCGATAAGCGCCTTCAACGATGCTCTCGCCGAGTCCAGAAACAACCTTAAGGCAGCCCAGCAGGGGGCGATTGCCGCTGATGCTGCTCTTGAAGCAAGCGCGGCGCGTCTAGCGCAGGCCGGCCAGCAGTTTGCTCAGGCGCAGAGGGGCCGGTCTCGGTCCGACTCAAGCAAAACCGTTGAAGAGGTGCTGCTGAGGAACGCTAAGGAGGAAAAGGCGCTGCACGATGAGGCGTATGCAAAAGCTCGCGAGGAGGCCGGTGATCTTGTCGTTGACTACACGAATACCATCGAGGCTCTAAAACGTGTTCAGAAGGAGGCTGGAAAGCGGGGACAGATTCCAGACTACCTCTCGAAGATGATTCGAGATTTGATTAGGAAACCGGACAAAAACAGGGTCAACAGGGTTGAGGACATTGATTCTGATTACCGGAACATTTCTGGAGAGCTCTCAGACACCGACAACCGCACCTATCAACACTGGCTGGGGATGGTGAAAGATTCGCTTAAGGCAGACCTAGAAACTGCCGGTAACGCTTCTCCGCTGTTTGCAAGGGCCAACAGGCTGTTTTTTGATTACGCACGCAAGTACATCGACGGTCCTGCTTCAGGTGTTGTTACGAGTGCGGCCAACAAAAAGACATCTGCAAGCAAGACAATCGACGCCTACACGTCCGACCTTGAATCCTTAATGCAGCTTAAGGAGTCAGTCAAAGGAGACCCCGCTGCGCAGCAGGCCATTGACAACTGGTTTGTTGACAAGTTCTCCGAAGAAGTTGGGTCTGCGCCGACTGTCAAGAGCATGGAAAACTGGGCCATGCAAGGGAAGAACAGAGAGTTTTCCAGAGTGTTTCCATCTGCAAGGGCGGCTGTCGATAAAGCTCAATCGGACATTCGTACAGCGGAAGCTGGCGTTGAGCGTGCGCAGCAAGAGAAAGCACTTGCCCGTGAACTTGCCGCCGAGACAAAAGCTGAACTTGCTGCAAAAGAAGTCGGCGCAAAACAGCGCGAAACGGTTATTGAAAAAGAGAAGAGGCAACAGGCCAAGGAAGCGTTCAGGAACGAGCAGGAGCGCATCCAAGGCATGGCTGCGAACAAGATTCTCGGCAAGGACGCTCAAGTCGCTGTAGCCAGCATTTTTGAGTCCGACAACGCTGTTGGAACGACCTCTGAAATCATGGCGGCTTTGCGCGGCAACAAGCAGGCTGAAGAAGGGTTCAAGAACGCGGTTAGCAGCTATCTCAATGAAAAACTGCGGAGCAAGTCACGGGTTGAGACCACGCTCAACAAAGCGGAGCCGGTAAAGCAGGACGAGTTCGCTGCCCTTTTCGGAAAGTTGAACGACTTCCTTGTTGATGGATCAAGAGAGCGAGCCGTGCTAGAGAAGGTGTACGGCAAAGATTCCAAGGAGATGAAAGCCTTGGACATCATTCGCAAGCAGTACGAACTGCTCGCTCGTCCGACAAGAACGACCCAAGGCCAATCACAGACAGCTCTCAGAACCTCGATTGGCAGCAATCTCTCCGACATAAACAAGAACAACTCACTCGGGGCGCTGCAACGCATCGCTGCCGGTCTTGATGAGAAAGTTGGAGCTGGGGCAAGGTTCTTCACCGCTGTTTCGTCGCTGCTTCGATTCGCTTCAAAAGGAGACCCGTCTAAAGTTGCCTTGAACATCCTTGTTGAAGCGCAAACTAACCCGAAATTAGCCGCCGAGCTTCTCAGGGGCCAAACACCTGATAGTATCAAGAAACTACGCCCCTACGCTAAGTTCTACGGCCAGAAACAATCCGAAAAGGAGGAAAAGTAACACACCATGCCATACATCATCGAGTCACCTTTCCCGTCGTTCAACGACACCGACGGCTCGCCGCTCAACAACGGTTACGTCTACGTTGGCTCCGCCAACCTGAACCCTGTCACCGACCCGATACCGGTCTACTGGGACGCGGCCCTCACCCAGCCGGCTGCGCAGCCCATCCGGACCATCAACGGCTACCTCTCGCGTAACGGCTCCCCAGGGCGCATCTACACGAACTTCATCACCTACTCCTTCCGCGTTACCAACAACAAGGGCGAGCAGGTGTTCTCAGACCTCAACTACACCGACCCGACTTCCAGCGCCGGTAGCACCTACCAGCAGGTCATCACGGCGATTGCAGGACAGACGGTGTTCAACTTGAGCCGCACCTACATCCCGGGGACCAACAACCTGTTCGTCTACCGCAACGGTCTTCGCCTCATCGCCGGTCAAGACTACAACGAGACCGGCTACAGCCAAGTCACGCTGACGGCTGGGGCCGACAACGGGGATGAGTTCGTGTTCGACATCGGCTACAACTACGACAGCGCCGCCAGCGTTGACGCGCAGGACGTCACCTACAAGCTGCCTGCGATTGACTCGGTGTTCACCAACGTCGAAGCGAAGCTGTCTGAGACCGTCAGCGTGAGAGATTTCGGGGCGGTTGGGGATGGCATCACGGATGACACGGCAGCGTTTACAGCGGCGGCAGCTACAGGCCTGCAAGTATATGTGCCTTCTGGCAGCTACAGCCTTACAACGAATGTGACAGGCTACTGGGATATTGCCTCTCAAGTGTCTTGGACAGGCGCTGGAACAGCGGTCATTCAAGAGCGTGGATACTGGCCTGATGTTGGTGCTGGAGCCAACATGAACCGTGTTCGCGACCGTTTGTTCGTGAATGACGGCGCTGCGTTTACTGGCAATTTTTCCGGCACGCAGGGGGGATTTGTTCCAACATCAACACAGGGAGCCAATTGGGCACCTCGCGACTCCTCGTTCTTTGTTGCTCAAGACAACGGGCTGATGGCTGTAACAGGGTTTGTGTCGAACGCAAACATCGATATCGCCGCAGGACAGCCAACCGAATCAATCGGCGTGTCTGGATTTGCTATTGGAAATAAAGCCAGTCGCAGCGTGTGGGGTCTATATTCAGACGTGCAGTTTACTCAAGGAAGCTATGGGTTTGGGCTTGAGCTTGCTGTTAAAAACCTTGAAGGAGTAAATCGAAGCAGCACTCCATACGTTTTTACAACTGGAACATACGGTATTTGGCTAGCTGCTGGAGGCGACCCATCTTACGGAGGAACTCCAACCAATCCAAGTAACACTGCAATTGCTATCGGCAAGAACGGGAGCACATGGAACAAAGGAATTTTGTTCCGATCAGATGGCATTACTGGAACGGACGGAATCACGGGCACTGGCACTGCTATCGAAATGGCTAAAGGCCATCAACTTTTATGGAGGACGCCATCAAACTTTTTTGGTTTTACAATCCGCAGTGACGCCACAAACAACTCGCAAAATCTGACTATTGCAGCGCAAGATGGATACGTTGGCATTTATGGATATTCTGGTGTTTGTGCTGCATTTTTTACAAATGCAACTCCAGCAAATTATTTTCAATTTTTTAATTCAAGTGCTGGATCTTATCCGGTCATTGCTGCTGCTGGATCTGACACAAACGTCGGACTTTTCTACCAAACCAAAGGAACGACACCTCACCGCTTCGTATCTCAAAACTCTCTGGCCAACGAAGAGTTCCGCGCTGGAGGAGTCAACAGTGCGCCCGTCAACTACCTTCATGCGTATGGCACGAACTCTGGTGTTGGAAGCGCGATTCTTTCCGCAGGCGGAGCAGACACAGATGTTGATATGCGTTTTGTAACGAAAGGTGCCGGGCTTGTCCGTTTCGGAACTTTTGTCGCAAACGCTGATGCGCCCATCACCGGATACATCTTGGTGAAAGATGCAGCAGGAACACAACGCAAGCTCGCAATCATCGCTTAACACTATGGATCCACGGAAAATGCTAGTCGAACAACTCGGTCAACTCTTGCTCGCCAACATTGAGCAAGCTGCGCTTATTGAAAAGCTAAAAGCTGACCTTGAGAATCTGAAGCAATCAGCATCCGAAGCAAAATGAACTGGAAAATCACGCAGATTAAAACGCTCGACACGCCGGTTGCTGGGACAGTTGTAAACGCTTCGTTTTCGGTGTCAGACGGGACATCAACCATTGAGTCAGATACCAACTTACTGCCGCCAGACGTTGATTCATTCACACAGCTCGATGCCGCAACCGAAGAACAAGTCATTCAGTGGGTAAAGGATGCGCTCGATGATGGCGTTCACGAAGAGGAGTACAGTAACGTTAAGAAATACGAGGACATGGTTGCTCAGAAAACAGGAGCAACCCAATCGCAGATAACGCCATTTCCTTGGCAGTAATCACATACCTTATGAGCAGCAAAGCATTTCAGAACGCAGACAAGCTGAACGAGATTATCTCTGTTATTCAGTTCGGAGCTGTTGGCAATGGCGTTACAGACGATTCTGCGGCGATTCAAGCCGCAATCAATGGCGGTGGAACAGTGCTGATTGATGTTCCGTGCGCCCATGCGTCTACAATCACGCTCAAGAACAATTCCAACTTAAGCTTCGGCCCTGCTGGTAAGTTGATTTACACTGGTGATCGAAATGGTGTCGCCGTTCAAACCGATCAAACTGCGGTTGTCCAGAACGTGCGTTGGGAGGGAATGAGCCTCGATGTTGGAGCGTCATTCACTGGAGTTGCCCTTGCAATCCACAGCGCACACAACATCTACGCTGATGTTATCACGCTGAAGATGAGCGGCACGACAAGCAAGGCCATTACCATTTATGCGGACAGCACAGGCGGCGAAAGTGCGTTGACAAAGAGAAATGTCACCCAGTGCGTTTTCGGCAGCATCGACATTCAGGGAACCTGCGGAACTGGAATCGAAACTGGCGGCGTGACTACTGGGTATGATGGGAACGCTCAGGTTGTTACTCTGAACACTTTTGGAAGCGTTTTCGTTCAAGATTGCAGAGTGTTCGGTCTGAACTTCGTGAACTGGACGGACAACAACATTTTCCCTGGGTATGTGCGTGTTGCAATATCTGCCAACAACGCAATCGGCGTTCAGATTGGGGGGCCAAGCTCAACGCTAAACCCTGGGGTTTACTCGATGACATTCGGCCATCTTGCTGTTGACGCATTTGGAACGCTCAGTGGTCGTATCGGCATAAAGATTGAACGCTCCAAGCTGACACGCATCGTGGCCTTCTATTGCAACCCAGTTCCAGAGGGTGGTGTGCTTGTCACAGAGGCAACGGCAGTCAGCTACGACATTGACCATCAAGTTGACTCAACGGGCGAGTTCATCAAATACGCTCGCGGATTCTCTTATGTAGGCGAAGCTGGGTTCAACAGCACGCAAGTGCTTTCGCTCGCAGACGATACCGCCACATCGGTTTATGTGATTAACCCAAATGACACTGGCGCGTACATTTGCGGTCTTGTAACGCTCGCATCGAACTCAGCAAACGGAAACGGTCTTGGTTGGTTTAAGGTCTACAAGGCATCTGGAGCAGGCTCGCCTGCTGTGAACAAATACGCTGGTGACGTGTATTTCAATATGCAGACGGGCCCACTTTCTGGGACAACTGGGACAGACAACCGAATCACTCTCAGCGCGAACAACGACGGAAGATTGTACGTCGAAAACCGCATTGGAGCTGCAGTGGAGATTCGTTTGTCGCTCCTATCGACAAATCAAACCAGCTAACCCATGCACCACCTCGCCCACCCGCTCATTGCGCTCGCCATCCAGTCCGTCATCGCCATGGTGACGGGCAATTGGTGGACAGGCGCGGCTGCGGGGTCGGCGTACTTCGTGGGGCGCGAATACGCTCAAGCTGAGTACCGCAACATCGAGCACAACTACGGTGGACGCAGGGCGAATATGCCCTTCTGGGGCGGAATACAATTGCGTGCATGGACGCTCAAGGGCATCACTGACTTCGTTTACCCAACCGCTGCGGTTGTCGCCGTGGCACTCATCGCAAAACACACACACCCATGAAATACATCCTCGCTCGTTTAATGGAGCCATCCACATGGCGCGGCATCATCAGCCTCCTCACGGTCTTCGGAGTTAGGATTGCGCCTGACCAAGCGGACGCTATCCTCACGGCCGGCGTGAGCATTTACTCAGCCATCAACATCTTCAGGAAAGAAAAACCGTGATTGCCGACATCTCGTTTGAACCCATGGTGAACCAACTTGTTGCTCAAGGACCGCTGGCGTGCGCGATGGCAATCGCTATCTGGTATCTCTCACAGAAGATCCGCGAGTGCGAGGACGACCGGAAGGAGCTGTGGAAGAAGGTGAGCGAAATCTCTGAGCGGTTCTTCACCGAGCACAAATGAACATCTCAGACGCGGGTCTAAAGCTGATCATTGATTTCGAGGTGGGCGGCGGTGAGGAGTACTACCGCAAGTTCCTTCAGAGCCCGACGTGGCCTGGGGAGCAAAGCGGCGTCACGATTGGAATTGGCTACGACTTGGGCTACGCCACATCGCAACAGTTCTCGGAAGCGTGGGAGGAACTGCTCCCCGAGTCCGACTACCTTGCGCTCACCGCCGCCCTTGGAGTCAAGGCAAACGCAGCCCGCGAACTCCTGCACGCCTCGCCCACAATGCGCTCTATCGTGGTGCTTTGGCAGAAAGCCGTTGAGGTCTTTCAGAAGAACACGCTGCCCATGTTCTACCTGCGGATGCTGCGCATTTACCCTCAGGCCGAAGACCTGCCAGACGAGGCGCGGGACGCTCTTATCTCGCTGGTGTTCAACCGTGGCACAGCCCTCGCTGGGGACAGGCGGTCCGAGATGCTTGGCATCCAGAACGCGATGCGCGACCGCCGGTTCTATGACGTACCGGAACTCATCCGGTCGATGAAGCGTTTGTGGCCGAATACCAAAGGCTTACAACGCCGCAGAGACGCTGAAGCGGCTCTGTTCGAGAAGGCGCTTGAGCCTAAGCGTAAGCGATAAACTCAAGGCCCTTGCCTTCAATCTTCGGGAGCATACCGTTCTCGTCGTAAATCCCTGCGCCCTTAGGGATAATGGTGTCCGGAGGCAGTGCGCTTCCCATAGTGGCAATGGGCCCCGAGTCGGAGTGTACCTTCGGGGCGAGCACAACCATCCCCGCTTGGATGCCGTGAACACCGGTGTATTTCTCAATCAGAGCGTCAAAAGAGACAGGTTCCATGGCTCAACACGTTGCAAGGAAGCAGCTTGCGACAAAAGGAAAAAAGATGTTGCGATACGCAAAAAATGCGTACATCTTCATCCCCGCCATGAGCTACCAAATAGATGCGAGGCACATGGTCTTCCGGTTCGGGGGAAAGAACCTGCTCTGGAAGAAGTTGGTGTTGTCGGGGGTACTTGTGCAACCGAGAACAATATCAACATGGATTCGCAGACGGAAAATCCCGCTGGAGAAGTTTGCGGCGCTTGTGGCGCTTGCACACCGCGAAGGCTGGGTGCTTCGACTCGAAGACGTGTGCCATAAACTGAAACGTGAACTAGAAAATGAACCTGAAAAAAATGCGGGAGGAGATAGCCAAACGGCTCACAAAAATCTCCGCCCTTGAAGAAGAAATCCAAACGCTGGAGCAGGCCGTCATGCAAGAGCATGGGGCGAACCTCCAGAACCTGCTAGCAGAGTCGGGCCGTGGATACGGCTCACTCACAACGGAAGTGGACGGCGTAAAGCTGACGTACGAAGTCAAGGCGACCTACCTGTGGGATCAGGGCAAGTTGCAGGCTCTGTACGAGTCGCTGCCGCTGGCTGACGCACGGGAACTTGTCACCACCAAGATGTCGGTGTCGTCCAAGACCATCGAGCGCATCGGCAACGAAGACGTGCTGCGGCGCGTTATGGAGGCGCGTACCACCAAGTTCAGCGAACCCCGTATCACCTTCGTAAAATGAGCCTGCGCATCATTAAGGCAGACGAGCGCCTCAAGCGCACCTCGGACTGCGTGAAGGCGGTTGTGTTCGGCCCTGCCGGTGTTGGTAAAACCTACCAAGCCCGCACGCTGGACGCGAAGAGCACGCTGTTCGTTGACCTCGAGGCCGGTACGCTGGCGCTGGGTAAGGACTGGAAGGGCGACTGCCTCGACATTCGCGGCACGTCAAACGAGATGGGCGCTCACCCGTGGGAGCTGGCTAAGGCCATTGCCCTGTGGCTGGGTGGGCCGGACCCTGCTGACGCCAACGGCTCCTACTCGAAGTCGGCGTACGAGTCGGTTGTGAAGGCTTTCGGGCCGGCGTCCGGACACGAGCAGTACGAGACGCTGTTCGTTGACTCCATCACCGTTGCAAGCCGGATGTGCTTCGCGTGGTGTCAGCAGCAGCCCGAGGCGTTCAGTGACAAGACCGGCAAGCCTGACACCCGTGGGGCCTACGGGCTCCTTGGACGCGAAATGATTCGTTGGGTGACCCAGCTCCAGCACTGCCACAAGAACGTGGTGCTGGTGGGGATTCTGGAGCAGCAGGAGGATGAGTTAAAGAGGAAGTACTGGGACGTTCAAATCGAGGGCTCGAAGACGGGTCGCGAGTTGCCTGGTATCTTTGATCTCGTTCTGACGCTTCAGAACTTCGAGGCAGAGGACAAGTCGCAATACCGCGCCTTCGTCTGCCACCAACAAAACCCGTGGGGCTACCCCGCAAAAGACCGCTCCGGTACGCTGGAGCTTCAAGAACCCGCTGACCTTGGGAAGGTGCTCGCCAAGATCCGCGCAGGTAAACGCATCGACACCGCCAAACACTAAAAACAAAAATCGAAATCAGTATGTTCAACGCACAATCAACAAACGTCGGGTCAACAGAGATGGAACTCATTCCCAAGGGGACAGTGGCGAAAGCCGTCCTTGTGGTGAAGGAGCGCAAGAGCAGTCAGTCCACCGGTGGAGACTACCTCTCCATCGAGCTCGCCATCCAAGGGGGCCAGTACAACAACCGGCGCGTGTTCGGGATGGTCTGCAACCCGTTTGACGAGAACAACAGCGAGGCGTGGCGCCAGATGGGTATCGGGGCGATTACTCGCATTCTTGAGAGCCGTGGCGTCTTCAACTACGAAGACCCCGCTTCTTACGAGCAGTTCAACAGCGGTGATTTCAATCAAATCATCGAGGCGCTCAACGGCGCTGAGGTCGTCATCAAGGTGGGCATCGACAAGGGCAAAGACGGACGCGCTGACCGTAACTCCATCAGCGACTGGGGTTCACCAAACCCAAGCAGCAACGGGCACAAGCTCTGGAACCAAGCCAATGAGAGTGCGCCCGAGGCGAAAGCACCGGTGCCAGTAGCGAAGACCGCCGCGCCTGCGGCGACGGCTGGCAAGAAACCTGCTTGGTTGAAGTAGTACAGTTTGGGGTTGTGGGGGGCGGGGCAATAATGGTTGTCTCGCCCCCCTTTTTTGAGGTAAAACCAGCGGCATTCTCAAGCCGAATGGTGTGCAGGGAGATCCTGCAACGACGCTTTTTCATTTTTGCGTCAGTGAAACAAAGGCACTTACATGATTTTACGACCAAGGCAGGCTCAGTTCGTTGACGCCTGCATTGACGCACTGGGCAAGTGCGGCAACACACTAGGAATCGCGCCAACTGGCGCAGGTAAGACGGTCATGGGCAGCGCGATTCTCGCGCCGTTCGTGAAGAAAGCACCGGTACTCGTCATACAGCACCGCGACGAGCTTGTCACCCAAAACAAAGAGACCTTCAAGCGGTACAACCCGTCGGCCAAGGTTGATGTGTTTAACGCCGAGCGAAAGGCGTGGTCCAGCGGGGCGACCTTCGGGATGGTGCAGACGCTGTGCCGGCCGCTCAACTTGGCAACGATGCCAAGCGGGATGTCGGCGCTGTTCATAGATGAATGTTTCCCAAAAGGAACGCTGATTGATGGAAAGCCAATCGAAGAAATTGGCATTGGAGACAATGTTAAAACCCACCTTGGTGAAGGCAAGGTAACGCATTTATTCAAGAGCAAGCCAACAAGCTTTGTGTCGATTCATTTTGTTGGAGGACAAGTTCTTAACTGCACAGGCAGTCATCCGGTTTGGACTCAGAGAGGATTTGTTGCCGCCAAAGATTTGACCAGTGACGATATGATGGTTAACATCATACCGTATGGCAAACTGCGTAATTTGCGAAAAGGAAATCCCAGTCAAAACGTATCGAGGAGCACGTCCAGGCAGGCTGTGCGGACAGAGGGAGTGCAAGGTGGAGCTCTCAAGGAGAACCATACGCAACAGTTTCGAGAAACATGGAGGAGAGATAACAAAATTCAGAAAGACGAATGGGATGCACGATCCAGCGGTGCGAGAAATTGTCTCAACCAAACTGCGTGCAATGAAGTGGAAGCCACCGGTTCGGAAGGGGAATGGGACTGGGCCAACAATCCATCAGCTTGCGATAGCATCTGCCCTAGGGTGGCAAATGGAGGTTGCCATACCGACAAAACGGAAATCATCGGAAAGGCTTTATCCAACTTGCTACAAAGTGGATGTTGGGAATTCAGAACTGAAAGTTGCAGTGGAGGTAGACGGAAATTCTCATTTATCTCTAAAGAGAAAGGCTCAAGACGAAAAGAAAGACGCGTTTTTGAAGTCTATCGGGTGGACGGTATTGAGGTTCACCAACAAACAAGTTGCGGGACATTTGGCGGATTGTGTCCAGACGGTTTTGTCTACAATATCGAAGTTGAAAACGGAAATACCTACTTCGCAAACGGATACTTAGTCCACAACTGTCATCATGTAGCGGCTGAAAGCTACATGAACATCGTGCAGGCGTTTCGCGAACGCTCGCCAGATGGCGTCATTCTCGGGCTTACTGCGACACCGGAGCGTGGGGACAAGCAGGCGCTCACGGCGGTGTTCAACAACGTGGCCGACAAAATCACCGTAGGCGAGCTCATCGCAGCGGGGAACTTGGTTCAGCCGCGTGCGTTCCGCATGGACATCGGGCTCAACGACCAGCTCCAGAACGTGCAGAAGACCGGTGCGGAGTTCGACATGGGCGAAGTCGAGGCCATCATGGACAAGCGTGCAGTGCACTCGGAGATTCTGCGGCACTGGCGTGAGAAGGCATCAGACCGGTCCACCGTGGTGTTCTGCTCGACCATCCAACATGCGCAGCACTTGGCTGAAGCATTCCGCGACGACGGTATCTCCGCCGAGGCCGTCCATTCCGAGATGTCGGACGACGACAACGCCACCATCCTGCGGCGGTTTGACCAAGGCAAAATCAAGGTGCTCCTCAACGTGATGAAGCTGACGGAGGGCTGGGACTGCCAGCGTGTGGGGTGCGTTGTGCTGGTGCGCCCGTGCAGTCAGAAGTCGACGATGATTCAGATGATTGGGCGAGGGCTGAGGCCGTGCATCGACGCCAAGCGATACCCTGGCGTGATTAAGAGCGATTGCATCGTGCTGGACTTCGGCGCATCGCTGCTCACGCACGGTGACATCGATGCGGGAGACCGGTTGTTCGTTCGCCAGAGCGAGACCGGCGAGGCGCCCATGAAGAAGTGCCCCGAGTGCGGTATTCAGGTGCCGGCAGCGGTCGGGAGCTGCCCCGTGTGCGGCTACATCTTCCCCGTGCGGGTCAACGGCGTTGAGACCATCGAATCGTTTGAGATGTCGGAGATGCAAATCATCGAGATGTCACCTTTCCGGTGGGAGTCGATGTACAGCGACGCCGTGCGTATGGCGAACGCGCTGACGGCGTGGGGCGCGGTCATCAAGCTAGGGGAGGTGTACAACGCGATTGGCGGCGTCACCGGTGGAGTGGTCACAATCATCACGCGCACCAACTCCAAGGAGCTCGCGCTGGCTCAAGCGGACGACTTCTTGCGGCGAAACGGGGATAGAGCGAACTCGCGCAAAACGCGGTCATGGATTAAGTTACCACCTACCGACTCGCAGCGGCAGCACATGGCGGATGTGCCCATGTTCGGGATGTCTCGGTATCGTGCGAGTTGTCTGCTGACGTGGAAGTTCAACGAGGCACGCATAAAAAAAGCAATTCTTGGCTAAAGAACATGGAAAACCAACCGAAAGAGACAGTATGTACTCAAAACTTTGGCGCGAAATCATCCAACCCGTCCTCGACCAGCGCCGTCGAACACCCAGCGCATTACAACAAGCATCCGAGCGGAATCGAATGCATAGACATTGCAGAGGCATTTTCGTTCAACCTTGGAAACGTGATAAAGTACGTGTTCAGGGCTGGGTTCAAGGACAATGAAGTTCAAGACCTTGAAAAAGCGGCATGGTACCTGAGAAGAGAGATTTCACGCAGAGCAACAACAACAAAATGAAAAACAGACTAGAACAAGAAGCCATTGAGCTTCTGGCACTGACGGAGACACTGCTTCAGTCGCACCCAAACCGGCGTGCGTTCGAGGCGACATTTAAGCGCATCGAGGCCGAAATCATGCGCCTCAGAAAGGAGAGCAAATGAACCTCCCAAGCTGGTATGATAGCTGGCTCACCAACGACGAGAGCGAGGCAGAGAAGCAGTGCAACTGCGGTAACGTTATGGAGTGGAGCGTGCGCTCTGAGATGTGGTTTTGCCAAGACTGCGACACACAAGTGCCAAGAGAAGAGGAGGTGCAGCCATGACCGACGAGCAAATGAATGTGGCGATTTCTGAGGCGTGTGGATGGACTGACATCCATGACAGTGGGCCTTGGCACAATCACAAGCTGTGGGGCTATCCGCCAGAACTCCCAGGACAAGGCGGGAACGCATATAAGTATATGCCAGACTACGTTCATGACCTCAACGCCATGCACGAAGCGGAGAAGACGCTGACGGACGACCAGCGTGAGGTGTTTTACCCTAGAAACCTTGGTGCTTGGCAACGCCCATTCAACGTCATTTACGCCACCGCACGCCAACGCGCCGAAGCGTTTCTGCGGGTGATGGGCAAATGGGAGGAGGTGGCGGAATGAGAACGCACCCCTCGAAAGGGTTCATCTTCCTTTACGCGGACGGAAAGGGCTGCGTGGCCGATGGACAAGGCGGACAGGTTCCGGTCAACATTCCCGAGCTTATTGCTGAGCGTGACGCCCTCCGCGCCGAGATAGAGCGGCTGAATCAAGCTCAACGGTGGATTCCGGTTAGCGAAGCTCATCCTCCAGCGAACAAGATGGTGCTTGTTTGCATTGGCAGGTGGTATCACTTGACGGTGTCTTGCATCGACCAGTTTGGGGTGTGGAGAGGCTACCTGCCAACCCACTGGATGCCGTTGCCGGAACCTCCGAAGGAGGTGCAGGGATGAACGTTATTGTAGTAACCAGCAAGCGTGGAGACATCCATAAATATATGTCGATTGCTCGTCTTGCGATTGCGTATGGCGAATGGAGTGACGAGACACACATCATCATGTCCGAACTGCTTGAGGTGCTGTTTGAGAAAAACATCATTAACGGAGATGACCTAATTAGGATGCTGAATATGTACGATGCAAAGAGCATTGAGAAGGAGGTGCAGGGATGAGCGAGCAGGAAATCAACGAAGCCATCGCTGAAGCGTGTGGCAGAGAGAGGAACCCAGACGGGGGTTGGTATCCAGACAATGGCTTACGAGCTGGAACGCAAGCCATCCCAGACTACTGCTCCGACCTCAACGCCATGCACGAGGCGGAGAAGGTGCTGACTGACGACCAGTTCAAATGGTACACCTACTGGGTTGAGAAACTGATGCCGGAGACGAAATACCGTTGCTATCTCTGCGCAACCGCTCGCCACCGCGCAGAGGCGTTTGTACGGTCTATGGGTAAGTGGGCAACTGACAAGGATTCCTTGACAGTTCAACCAGTTACCGAGGATTCCTCGGTGGCTGGGAAGGAGGTGCAGCCGTGAGTGAGTACTGCACATCCTGCGGAGTTGCGTGGGAGAACCACTTCGGGCTGGCATACACCTGCCGGTCTTTGAGCGAAGCCGCTGAAGAGCGCGACGAGTACAAGGCGCGTTTACACACCGCTACCGAAACCATCAAGCGCCTCGAATCCGAGATCGCCGAATGGCGGCTGGCCAGCGGCGTTGAGGGCCCTCTATTCTTGAAACATGAAACTGCTGGCAATCATCTTTGCGGCAATCGCCATAGCTGACACCGTGAAACTCTACCAACAGGAGGACAAAGCCTCTGTAACCGCGTATCTGCTGGTGTTGCTCTTGGCAATCTTCGGCATCTTCTACGCCCTTAAGAACGACGATGAGCATCTTTAAGCCAGAGACCAAGAAGGTCATCGGGAACGAACCAGCACAAGCCGCTATCGCAGCCGTCATCGACGGCGCGATTTTGGCGCGTCAGGCAAACCAAGAGAAGCGGGACTATCTCGGGGCTTCGCGCTGGGGAGAGGCGTGTGAGCGCAGGCTCCGGTACGAGTACGAGCACACGCCAGAGGACGAAGGCTCGGGCTTCTCACCGGAGGTGCTGCGCATCTTTGACATGGGGCACGACGGCGAAGACCGCATGGCGAAGTATATCCGAGCCGCTGGGTTCGACCTCCTCACCGCGAAGAGCGACGGCAAACAGTTCGGCTTCCGAGCTGCGGACGGACGCCTCGGTGGACACATCGACGGCATTGTCGCCGGAGGCCCCATCATCACCGGTGTTGAGTACCCGCTATTGTGGGAGAACAAGGCGCTCAACGACAAAAGCTGGAACGATACCAAGAACAAAGGGGTAAAGGCGTCCAAGCCGGTGTACTACGCGCAGATGCAAATCTACTGCGCGTACCTCGACATCCCAGCAGGCGGGATGTTCACGGCGCTCAACCGCGACACCGGTGAGGTGCTCGTTGAGTTGGTGCCGTTCGACGCTCTCGCAGCCCAAGAAGCCTCGGATCGCGCGGTGCGCGTCATCGACGCCCAATCGCCCAAGGAACTCCCGCGCCTTGGCAAAGACCGCACCGACTTTCGGTGCAAGTTCTGCTCGTTCAAGAGCACCTGTTGGGAGGATGCTCCCACTCAGGCACCCAACACCACAAAGCCGTTCTGGCTGAAGTAAGACAGACTACTACCCCAAACAAAATGCAGCCATTGACAGACCGTCGTGGCTTGGTTGACCTACGCCAAGCCCAAGAGCATCTTCGCCTCATCTTCGGCGAGCGAGACTGGAAGGAGAACGAGTTCATCTGCGTTCGCGGTATCGGAGAGAAGGGCACCGAGCAAGAAGGCGTCTTCCGTGAGGACATCTTTGTTGAGCCAGCCAAGGAGGGATTTGCGCCTGTGCTCTCAGCAACCGAGCGGTGGGCGCAGTACAACGTGGCGACGTTCGTTGTCCCAGGCATCTTGAGCGATAGGAGGGCAACAAGCGCCAACGTGGCGCGGATGCGCTCGCTGGTCGCAGACCTCGATGCGGGGGACACTGACGCCAAGATGCGCGAGCTCACCGAGCAACTAGGCGAGCCGTCGCTGGTGGTGTGCTCCGGTGGAACAACCGACGAAGGCACGCCAAAGCGGCACGTCTGGTACGCGCTGGACGATGAGGTGCCCGTGGAGCAGGCCATCCGGATGCGGGACGCTCTTGCCAAGGTCTCTGGTGGCGACTCCGCCATGGGACTCGGTGTTGAATCAAACCCGTACGGACGCGCTCACCAACCAATCCGACTCGCAGGCAGTGTCCACGCAAAGCAGGGCAAACCGGTACAGGCCACAATCGAGTGGCAGTCCGAGGCCGTGTACAA